ACCGAGAGATTGCATGCTCGAGAACATTGGGTACAAGTACCCAGTTGTGTTGAAGGATACTATCCAGGATGTCGGGAGTAAGGGGAGATATCTCCCTTCCCCAAGAGAAGAGTCGCTTAGCGAACTCTCCGGGGCAGACCGATGGGTTAGGTATGTAAGACTTCGCTTCCGAAATCTCACACCCTAGGTGCGTAGTCACAAACTCACGATAGAAAGCGCCTGCTTTCTCCGAAGCAATGGTCACGTCATCCCCCAAAACTCCGTAAAGACCCGTAGGGTCTTCACCGACGGAGTAGAAGGCAAATCTCACCACACAATGGTGAGTTAACGCAAATACAGGCCATGAGGAGTAGCTTCCCATAGGCTGTCCGGATTCGTATCGTACAAACTCCGCAAGACGGTCAGGGCAATTGCGGCGCCTGACCATAACTGGTAGGTGCATTATTGTATCCCACCAGTTAGCGACTTTAGGTCCTAAAATCGCTCCTAACACGAGACGCTGCGCATCTCGTGAGAATCTGTCGGTGGCTTCAGTAAGGTCGAAACTGTAGACCTTCCGTCCGCTGCGCTGCAAGCGGATAATCCAGGAACCAACCTCCTTTTGCCGGTACGTGAAATCCTCAGGTATGAGACGTAAAGTACTCATAAAGAAGTCATGTATAGGATACAACGCATATTGAATCCAATATGACATTGCGACAAACATCCGCGTTTTACCTCCCCTGTCAGGGGATACGGACAACGATGCTAAGCGAGCAACGCCCGGGGACTCGGGTGAAACGGCTAAATTCACCAAACGAGAGTAAAACTCACCACTGGAACGAGAGAGGTGGTCTACAAGACTTACTATGGCACGTGCCTCTGGAAGATCAGCCAAAAACTGTTCAACAAGCACCTGCGCGTCAGCGACAGATCCGAGAACAGAAGGGATCCTCCAAGGGCCCCCTCTGAGGAGGACCAGGTCCTTAGGGAAGCGCAATCGCAATCCACCGTTGCGCTGGATCCTACGGATCCAGCCCTTGAATTCCTGATGGATGTAATGCTTAAAAGCAGACGTCACTCCTTTTCCCTGAAACGGTCTAACCACAGATTTGAGGTTCAAGACCGGCTCCACGCGGAACATCAGAAAAAGCGCAAACACAGTCAAAGCGAAAACGCGATGACAGTGCGTGCTCTCAAGGAAAGCGGACACACGATACAACCTCCGCGGCAAGCCGAGGTGATCGGTGGCCTGCCATACTGGATATGGCACAAACCCGTCTCTATACCCAAATGCTACCCTCTTAGCTACTGCAAAGCTCTGCTTCAGAATTTTGCAAGCAACTAAGGGGCCGTGGTGACGAAAGAGATGCTGCGCATATCTCTCGTAACCAAGGATAGCCCTGAGGTATCTGCGTCGATGCGCGACCGGGAACACACGAACCAGCAGCATTATCATCAACTCTGGAAACATTCGTTTCTGGTGTTTCATGTTAACTGCAACTAAGAAGAGACCCAGGAAGCTTTTCGCTTTCTCCGTCCAGTGTGAGTAGGGGTACTATCCCCCGATTCCGTACTATGCCAGCACCGGGTTCAATTAGTATACTCACTTCCTTAGGGCTGTTTCGGTCCCCTATTGCTAGGTGGTTTCCGCCTGTTTTCACAGGAGCACCTTCCACGTTCCACGGAGGGTGTGGAAGCCGATTCTGGAGTTGGCTACGACTACTAACAACCTGGTTCTCTAACCAAACCGACGACGTCGGGGTGGATCGGGTAACGAAAGCGAAGCTCCTTTGGTACCCCGTCCTACATGCCAATGAAACTATGGCAAGTTACCATAGGGACATTGACATGAGATCGATCCTGGCAAGTGGCTGTCAACCCACCTACTTCACTCTCGCGAAGCGAGAGAGTTGGAACAATCCGCGTATGCTCTCTCTTCCATAAGGTGTAAGCGTCCTTTAGGAGGATGCTCGCAGCTTGTGGAGTGGTGATTCAAGTACTGGGCTCCTGCCAGCACAGGTCTCCATCGTCAATGGAGA